TATACCCGACAACCGTTCCCCTGCCGGGCTGGTGCCCGCTGGAGAGGATGCAGGGGTGGGAGTGATGCATGACAAACGCGAGTACATATGGCTGCCACAGAGCACGAGCACGTGGCAACGTCCGATGACACAGAGCACGTCCATGGACATCCCCATCAAGGCGCTCGGTGCACTGTTCGAGACGAAGCTGGAAGAGAATCTGAGAGACGAGGTGAACAAGGTGATGGATGAAGCGAGCAAGGACAAGGCGATGCCGGCATCGGTCGTGTACCATGAGTGTGCGGACGAGCTGAGATGGCTGGTGAACAGCCTGGACAAGGCGATGGATTGTCTGGTCTCAGGCGATATGATCGCAGGAGGCGTCAGGCTCCAGAGGGTGCTGGACAAGATGCAGGAGACCGAGAGGAAGTGGTGGGCGATGGCCGAGAAGACGGAGGGAACGGATGAGTGACGCCGAGCAGTTCGTCATGTTCCATAAGATCATGGAGCTGAGGGAGACAGTGGTGGAAGTCGGTTGGCTCGACATGCCCACCGCAGTGATTATCTCCGTGGTGCTGGCAGTGCTGGTACACCTGGTGATAGGGGCCTGGTACTGGCGCAGACACTGGGATGACACAGAGATGCTGTCCTTTGCCCGTGCGCTGTCCGTGACGCTCGCCATAATCTTCGTGGTCCTCGCCTTTCTCATCCAGGTCGACGTCTGGGAGTACGAGACACTGTGCGAAACATACCGCGCCCTGTACGGACCGCTACCTTGGGAGGTGGCGTGATGCCTCCCGTGATGCCCGTGCCCCCACCCACCCTTATCACCGGTGGGGACGGAGGAGGTATCGTGGTGAGCGGGCCGTGGGCTATCGTGATATTGGCATGCATCATAATCCTGTTCATCCTGATCGGGATAATGTCATACGATGTGTTCCGTGATTACTGGGTTATGTGCAAGCATGAGAGGAAGATGAAGAAAAAGATCAAGGAGAGGAGGAAGAGAGAATGACAGAGTATGCGGTCGAGATCGTTCTGGTGCGTGAATCAGGACCTGTAAGAATCAATGCCCCCCTTCCCGACACATGGTTCGAGTGTCTCGTCATACCCTGCGAGAGCAAGGAGGGGATGGTGGACCTGCATTATGCCCTGCTGGAAAGATTCAGAATGCTCATGGAGCGTGGCATCATGGAGATGCACATCGATCAGCTTCAAATGGACGTGAACACGAAGGACATCAAAGCGATCTGGATTGCAGTGGATGGATAGAAGATACCCCACAGGGTGTTGCCCGGATGGAGGGTGGAGTATGAGTGGTGACATCGACCCCAAGAGGCTGAGGCTGACCGAGGCGGGGAGGAAGCTGCTGGACACGGGCATCAAGGACTGTCCGTTCTGCAAGAAGCAGCCTCGGGTGGACCTCCAGGTGAGGACAGGGAGATACTGCATAAGATGTAACGACCTGGTGGAACGTTCCCTCACCGACTGTGTTGGCATGGACACGTGCGACTGGACTCTGGAGAGGGCTGTGAGGAGATGGAACCGCAAGGTGGACAGGATAAACAAGAGGACTGAGGAGAAGAACAGGAAGGAGGATGGATGGAGATGGGTGAGGATAAAGTGATGGAACCGAAACCGTGCCCGCTCTGCGGACAGGAGATAAGGGTCGTGGATTGCGATGGTGTGTACTACGACTTCTGGTGCTTCAACTGCCTGCTATCCATGCAGGCGGACACATACGAGGAGGGATTGGAGAGATGGAACAGGAGGGTGGATGAATGAGTTGGATCGTATATGAGACGAAGAACAGGGAAGTCATCATGGATGAAACGGGATTCGTCTTCATAAAAGACAAAAGGGACCCACCCTGCATGGTACTCGGCACGGGCTGGGACCAGGTGAAGCACCAGCTGGAGAGGGAGGAGTGGCTGATCAAGGAGGGTTGGCTATAATCAAACTTAGGACCTGTCCCTTCTGCGGAGGGAAAGGTGAACTCGAGATTTCAAACCCTTGGGACCCTTATGAGGCACACGTCAGATGCGCGAAGTGTGGAATCGAGGGACCCCACGTATGGAGGGTGAATGATGAGGAGTTCAAGACGACAGCCATAAGGTTATGGAACAGGAGAGTGAAGGGATGAATGAGACAGTTCGGGATGACCCGTTCATGCAGGCTATCAGAGAATGCATGCAGCATGCGTATGAAAAAGAAATGAAGAGGAGTGAGAAGATGGTTAGAGTAGATGAGATGTGCAGATGCGACGTGAGGAAGAGGATGGACTTGGGAATGATTCCACCTATCCCCCTCCTTCTGGATGGATTCATCAAGGTATGTCCTTGGTGCGACAGGACCAATCCCTCTTGGGCGAAGAAGCAGAGAGCAGAGGAGAAGAAGGGGACGATGACCAAGAAGGAGATGATGATGAAGCTCGAGGAGGCGATCAACCCCATGGCGAGATCCGGCAAGAACTTCGCAGTATCCGTGGTGGGACTCGAGAAGAAGGCAGAGGATCCCAAGCCCCAGCCCAAGAGGAAGGTCTGGGTGGTCGTCAGGATACTCAGAGGGCTGGAAGGTACCAGCGACATCTGCGTGTTCGACACCAGGGAGAAGGCGGAGGACTTCCGCCGTGCCCTGTCCATGGCCGACACCTACGACTGCGTCACGAGGATGTACGAGAGAGAGGTCATCGAATGAATGCAAAAGAGTGCCTACAGGCACTGCTGGATGGCAAGACCCTCAAAGATAGAGATGACAGATATTGGAGGATGAGCGATGAGGGAGAGTTGCAGGTGAAATGGGAGATGAAAGATGATTGGATCTGTTCGGAAGCCGTATGGAATGGCGATTGTGTGATCCATGAAGAGTACACCCTCACATTCAAGGACGCCTTGAAAGCCATGATCGATGGCAAGGCCGTGGAAAGTGATGTTTCCAAGCGCAAATACCATCTCATGAACGTATATGGATATCATGAAACGTTTGTCGAAGTGGGCGACGAATTCTGTACAACGATCCTCACAGAGATCAAACTCTCCGAACAGATCGGCAAGTGGAAGGTGGTAGAGTGACCCTGACTGCTAAGGAGGCTATGCAGGCATTGCTGGACGGTAAGACGCTCCGCAAGGACGGGGTCGTCATAACCCCTGCAAGGTGGGGATTGTTGATGAAGTTCAATAACGGCACCTGTGAGAGGATCACACTGGAAGGCTGCAAGGTCGTCGAGGAATACCCTCTGACCTTCGAGCAGGCACTCAGGGAGATGCTTGACGGTAGAATCATGATGTGTGGGACGAGTGAGAGGTATGCATACAGGTTCCGTAACGGGGTGTTCGAAAGCTCCTGTCAGGATGATGAATTCACCAGATGGGAAAGATGTGCGATATTCGTACCCATGCAGGGATCCAAATGGAAGGTGGTCGAATGACCGATATCGAGACTAACTCTGAGTGGCACAGAATCAAGAACGCACACAAGAGACTCAGCAAACTCATAGATGATTTGGATGAGGGATGGGACTGGTTGTCCGAATGCGATGAGGATGATCCGATGATGGAGCATGCAGTCAAGCTACGGAAGACCGCTGACGTCCTACGCACTCTGTACACTCCTTTGGCGGTGACTATCAAGAGTATCGAATCCAAATGGAAGGTGGACGAATGAGGTTCATAGAGATTGATGGAAAGAGGTACGAGGTATCCGAATGCTTTAGATGCCCCTGCATGGCTGTGGGGGGAGGCGGATGGGCAACCCGTTGCAGACACCCGGAAGCATCCAGTGACAAGGAGGACTACTTCGGTGAGGAGGTTCCCGACTGGTGCCCGTTGAGGGAAGTGGTTGTATGAGATACATAGAGATCGATGGAGAGAGGTACAAGGTACGGTATTGTTACGATTGTCCCTGTGTGGACAGCGGAGACGATGGATGGGGGGCCTGTTGCAGGCATCCTAAAGTATCCCTGTACAACAGCGCTGTCGATTACTTCGGTAATGGGGTTCCGGACTGGTGTCCGTTGAGGGAGGTGATTGAGTGAAGATCTAGCTCTGCTGTTTTCATGGTGACTGGTATGGGGTGGAAAGTGAGTATCGGCGTGACGCGGAATTCGAGGATGCCGAGGAAGCGATCCGCTACATGGCAGAGATGTATCGTCCGGATGGATCCGTAGGATGGTACATGTACCAAGTGTGGGTGGAAGAATGAGGATAGAGTTGAGAACGAAAGAAGGAAGGATCATCGGACTGCCGTTCGAAGACGGTTGTCTTTCCGTATCGCAGTGGAGCTGGGAGGAACTCCTCCAGTTCTGCCAGGTACGTCATGACTACAGGCCCGTGGACATCATGAGATATCCCGGCATACTGAAAATCACAGTGGAGTTGGTAGAGTGACCTCTGGCGGGATGGAAGAATACCCCCTTGATTTCGAGCATGCCCTCATTGCCATGCTGAAAGGCAAGGTCGTGAGAAATACCCTTATGCCTCACGTCAGAATGAGATTCCATAAGGGATGTTTCGAGGACGACATCGATGGAGATTGGGGGTCCACTCTAATCCTCATCGAAGAGTATAAGGCCAAATGGAAGGTGGTGGAGTGACCCGCTGTGATTACTGCACAAGAAAATCCGTTACAGATTTTCCTGACGTCGGTTTGCATTTCTGCGAACCGTGTGGCAGAGCATTCAGGGAAGGATTCGAGAAGGGTAAGGTATATGAGAGCGTGAGGAGAAGGAAGACAGGGAGAGTGAAGGAATGAAAGTGGAGAATTTGGAGATGATGCCCAGGAGAAGTACGGTAATGAGCGCGGGGTACGACATCTATTCCCCCGAGGAATATGAGTTGAAGCCCGGAGAGTGGACAGTCATAGACACGGGGGTGAGCTTCGATGGAACCGAGTACCCGTATTTCTGCCATCAGGGCAGACCGATTCCAAATGATGGTTATGCCCATACCGTCCGCGTGACCTATCCGACCAAGTGGTTCATGGCCATCGTGCCCAGATCCGGGCTGTCATTCAAGCACGGACTGAGGATCATCAATACGGTGGCTATCATTGACATGGATTTCCGTGACACCATCAAGTTGAAGATAACCGTAGAGGAGCCGTACACGCTCAAGAAGGGTGAGCGTTTCGCACAGGGCATCTTCCTCCCCTACTGCATCATGTCGGGAGAGATAACGCCCACAGAGAAGCGCGATGGCGGCTTCGGTAGCACCGGGAGGATGTGAGATGTACAAGCTGAAGATTGATATGTTCCTCCGTGCACCCATCGTGTTGGAGTTCGAGAGTGAGGAGAGTCGTGATAGTGTATGGATGCACATCTATAGAGAGCTCCGTGATGGTCACCTCTTCTCCCTCGACCCTGGTTGCGGTTACCAGGGATTGATAACCATCAACCCTGCCTATGTCAGAGCCATCGAGGAGGTGGAGGAATGAATCGCAGACGCATCGAGTCAGGGGGTACCACTTGGCTTATGTCCTCCTGTATCCAGTGCCCTTTCTACAAGGCCATCAGGGGCGATGACTACTGCGGAAAGGCACTCAGGAAGATGGATTCCACGGAGGAGTTCCCAGACTGGTGTCCCGCCGACAAGCTCTCGGGGGCGGTACAGTGAAGGTCGAGCTCGTAGCGTGCACCAACGTACTGGACAAGGATGGCCTGGGCCTCGGAGGAGCCGATCATGTCTGCAACCTCGCTGCCAAGAACTGTGTCTCCGAGGAGATGCCTCAGACGCATCACTTTGAAGACACGTACTTCTTCTGGGAGGATGAGGATTGCAAGTCACTGAAAGCGGCGATGTCCTCAGGCCACATGTCGATAGCCGAGAATGCTTCATTCACATTCTCTATCGAAGGAGTCTCCCGTGTCACGGAGATCCAGCTGGTGAGGCATCGCATAGGGGCTTCATACGCCATCCAGAGCGGACGCTATTGCTCACGTGACCCCACCAATTACGTCATGCCCGAATCGATCTTAGAGGATGTCGATGACCTTCTCGCGCAAAGAATCAAAGAGTATAATCGTGCACTCAGGTTACTCGATGACTGCATGGTGGAGAGGGGCATCAGCGCAGAGGACAGGAGGTACTTCTACCCGCAGGGCCTCATGACGAACATAGTCGTGACCGTCAATGCAAGGGAGCTTTTACATATGGCTTCAGAAAGGGGATGTTCTCGGGCTCAGACAGAAATCCATGAGATGGTCACGGAGATGGTCAGGCTCGCCAAGGAGGTCGCACCGGTCCTGTTCGAGCACGCAGGCCCCAAATGCCAGCGTCTCGGATACTGTCCCGAGAGGAAGGGGTGCGGTCGCTATTCCCCGAAGAAGGCATGACCATGTCCAGAGGATGCAAGACAAGACTGGATGCGGGGAGCAGATACAACAGGCTCACCGTGCTGGAGGAGGATACCTCGATGAACACGGGTGCCACGTGGGTGAGGTGCAGATGCGACTGCGGGAACATCACTGTACTCAGAGCATATGATATCACTTCGGGCAAGATCAAATCCTGCGGCTGCCTTTGGAAGGAGCTCACCAGGGCCAGAGCCACCAAGGTGGAATATGACGGGAGGTCTCTGACAATCTCGGAATGGTCGGAGGAGACAGGGATCTCTGCAGAGGCCATCAAGGGCAGGTTGAGGAGGGGCTGGCCCATCGAAGTGGCTCTGACGGCCCCTATGAACACCAAATTCAAGGCCATCGGAAAACACCGCAGGAGATCCGGGAGGAAAAAGGACAAGGATACCATGGTGAAAGGGATCATGGTAGCTCCCATACTCGACCTGTTGGGCGAGAGGGACATGAATCTCAGGGAACTCTATGAGGCCACAGGGGCCAAGCAGAGGAACGAGAAGGAGACGGTGCGTCGCACCCTCCACCGTCTGCAGGAGAGGGACATAGTGTCCAAGGTGGGCATGACCAAGACTATCCACACGGTGGGGATATACCACCTGATAAAAGACGATGAGAGAGTCAAGGAGGAATGAGAATGAAATACGGAGCAACATTTTTCATCAGACTCGTGAACGACACCATGAGTGAGACGCTGTGGTGGGACGATGAAGCCGACAGGGATAATGAACTGTGGTGCTTCGAAGCGGAGATGAACGAAGGTAATGCGAAGATCCTGCACATACAGGACCTCTCCATCGCATGTGACAGCCTCATAGCGATCAAGAAAATCAAGAAGACCAAGAAAACCAAGAAAATCGAAACAGGGGGCCTCTGAGTCATGTTGGAACAAAGGTTGATCGAGGATTATTTCCCCCAACAGATATTCTGGGTCGTGAAGGGCCTGGGAGTATTCAAAACCAAGGAAGAAGCAGAAGAAGCTCGTAGAAAAGCAGGCTTAGTTACAGATGAGGAGGAATGAGGATGGATTTCGGAGATGTGATCAGGAAGATGAAGGAAGACGACAGCAGGAGGTTCATGAGGCGTGGATGGAACGGCAAGGGCATCTACATCCAGCTCCAGAACCCCGATGAGGGGAGCATGAACACACTGCCCTACATCTTCATGGTGACCAACCACCTGATCTCGGACAACCCTGATGCGCCCCGCGGTCGTGTCCCGTGGCTCGCCAGCCAGACCGACATGCTCGCAGATGATTGGGAGATGGTGCAGTGAACAGGTTGGATTTCGGCTCTGTCCTGCACAAGCTCTCCAAAGACCCCACAAGGAAGTTCAGGAAGATTCACTGGGATTCGGGTGTGTACATCACAGTGAAGGAGTACACAGGTCTGTCCATGCCCATTGTGGTCATCTACAGGGGACCCAACAAGCAGACCATCCCGTTCATACCCGGCTCGGACACCTTGCTGTCATGCGATTGGGAGGCGGTCGAATGATCCCCAGATGCATAGCGTGTCAAAAACTGATTTTCCGCAACCGCATAAGTGTGGAGATCGGCAACAAGGATGGTACGAATGTACAGTCGTTCAAAATCCATGAAAGATGTACTGAAAGATTCCTCAGAATGCTCCCCCTCGAAGAAGAGGTGAGCGAATGAGATTCTCATGCCGGTTCTGTGGAGACGTGTTCGACAAGGAGGACATATCGGTGCCTATGGACGACCCCGGGTGGGTATGGATGCGTGAAACTTGCCCCAGATGTCACAGGGGTATGGACGATTGGTATGTCTCCGAAATATGGGAGAAGCATTGGATATTCCTCGCCATCAGGCACCAGAGGAACGTGGAGGTGAGCGAGTGACCGGCAAGGCACCGTTCCTGTGCAAGACCTCCGGGGCGAAGGAGATTGTGGAGTATCTCAAGACCCACGGCCCTGCCACCACCAGCACTATGAAGGCCGATGGGCTCGAGTTCCACAGGGGCTTGACCAAGAGGATGCATGAGCTCGGTATCATCCGCCCTGCCGGATATGAGAACAGCGCCAGGATATGGGAGTTGGTCGAGTGAGGCAGGAGGAGATCCTGACAGGGCTCCGCGAGCTCGGTCCGAGTACGATAGAGGAGCTTTCGATACATATCTGCGGATATTGTGATTACAATACCAGGAACAGTGCAAACATCAGACTCAACACCCTCTGTAGACAGGGGTTCGTGAGGAAGATAGGAGTGAGACAGAAGCCTGAAGGTGCAAAGGGGCGCCGGTCACCTATATGGGAGTTGGTCGAGTGAAACCCATAGAACTGAGAGCGGTATGGGAGCAGTCCGATGGGGACTGCCTCGTGAGGGATGGCATCTACGTCACGGACTCGTGTAAGTTGAATGGTATCCACGAGATGTTCCTGAACGACCCGATGGGCATGCCCACCGTGGTGGAGATAGTCATGGAAGGATTCGAGGAGGAATGAGATGCATTGTATCGAGATACATCTGGATATCGTATCGAAAATAGGTCACATCAATCGTCCGCCCATGATGATGACTGCGACCAGCAATCCCGATGATTCCGGGGTGGTGGACTACTTCATGGAGAAGGTCGTATCCATCCCCTTCGTGGATGAGTCCGAGATGGAGGCTGCCTTCGAGAACATGATGGACAAACTGGAGGGCGGTGCGAAGTTCCTGCGGATCCGGGGGATGGGCATCGCTACAGCCAACATATTCCTGGTGGAGATGGTGAGGCATGTCGAAGTATGATGAAGTCCAAGCTCAGCTGGATGCATGGAGGCAGGAGTATCCTGAGATCTTCATGGACCCCTCCTCCCCTGTTCCCGTATCCTTCGGAGGATACGAGGACATGGGCCTGACGATGGGATTATGCAGGTCCTGGAGGACATGGTCGGAGATCACCTTGGGTCACAAGTTCGAGCACAGGAAATTCGGATGGCTGGAGAGATCAGTACTGTGGCATGAGTTCACCCATGCCATAGCATACCACGAGGACAAGATCGGGGACAAGCACAACGACCACTGGAAGGACATCCAGAAGCAGAAGCCCCTGCTGGTCCTCGGTGACTGGATCGCGAAGCTCACATACATATTCATGAGGGGCTGATGGTGATGATCAATCTGATTGATATCCCGACACTGGAGATCCTCGAGTTCTTCTTCGGACATCCCGATACCACCATGAGCGATTTCCATGGCACACGCACCCATCAGGACAGGATGCCCGTGCTGGAGGAGTGGGGACTACTGGAACGGAGCAAGGATCCATTGAATTACAAAAGGAAATTGGTCCACATCACTCCGAAAGGTATGTCTGTACTGTTCGCCATGTACAATGTGCGGGATGCGATGGAGGGAGAATGAACCGTATAAACCACATCATCATGATGAACATGATGGAGAACATCATCCTGGAGGCAGTGGGTGTGCCCGCACTCCAGGCCATGAACGACTACACCACGTTCAGGGATCTTGCGGATGCCATCCGCAGGCCTGGACGCAGGACCAACGGAAACGCTTTCAACTAAGACATATATTCATACTCGGAGGTATCAACATGAATCTCTTCAAGAAGAAATCATTCTGGCAGTCCCTCCAGGACGATGCCGAATTCATAAGACAGCGTGTGAACGACCACCCCGGCATGGCAGAGGCCAAACGTATCCGCGATCCGATTCAGAGGACCGAAACGATCTTGGATATCGCCATGTCCGACATGGAGATGATGCGTGTCCTGAACGCATATCTGGCTCAACAGACCTTCAGGACCAACAAGATCTGCCTGGCAGTCCTTGCCATATCCAGCATGATGGACATCATGATCTTGGCATATCATTTGGGAGTGATCGGATGAAGATAATGGAAGCACTCGCAGAGATGAATCAGGGGAAGACGGTCATAAACGAGGACCGTTCAGTCATCCTGTACATCGAGGACCCGCCTTCCGCAAGACTGATGATGAAATATGCGGACGTCAACGATTTTGACTTCGGATGGATCGGACCCTGCGACATGACCATGCAGGAGATGGATGAGGAGGATTGGACCGTGACGTCCGAGTACCATCTGACGTTCATGGAGGCCATGAGGCTCATGGACAGCTTCGATGGGGGTGGACACGAGGCCATCGTATCCTGTGAGACCAACCCCAAGGCCATGTTCCGCTACAGGAACGGCAGGTTCATCATGAACATCGACGGCGATGAGACCGACGAGGTCGCATTCACATCCGCACATATCAAGAGCGGATGGAAGATGATCGAGTGATGAGCAGAGAGGATCTGCAACCCAAGGCCGATCGCGGACCGCTCTGTATACAATGTGAAATGAGCCGTATGAGGATCATGAAAACGGCAGAGATGATCGATGGGCAGAAGATATTCGTCGAGTATCTGTCCTGCCCCAGATGCGGTTCCATCATCTGCCGTCAATAAACCCCTTTCATTTTTATATTCAATACACATACAGTCATTGGTACGGGTTCGTACAAGTGATCCAATGGATGGGAAGGATTGGACCGACATTTCCCTTGCCATTGCATTCCTGGAGGAGATGATCCGTAACGGAGGGATGTCGTTGAGAGTATACGACGGCATGACCAAAGTACTGGATGCGATGAAGGATCTGAAGGTCATATTGGATGGTGAAAGAGATGCCAAGGAAGAAAACAGTGACAATCGAAACGTGCGCGATATCCGCGACACCCTCGGTGAGTAAGTCAGAACTAGATGAGATGTCCGATGAGTTAAGGGACACCCTCAACAGATACGACGCCTATGTTGATGATAGGTTCGACGGATTGGAGAAGAACTTCAACATCCTGGATAAATCCATGATGGAAACCAGGACGGCAGCCCGTGAATTGAAGAAGGAGGTCACAGGACTGCGTGAGGTCGTATCCGTTACCAGTGACACCCTGGCACAGGAGATGGAACAGAATCTCAGGGAGTTCGAGGAATTGAAGGAGAGGTTCAAGACCATCGAGGAGAGGATGGTCACAGGGGACCGCCTGCTTGAGGAACTGAAGAGGTTCGTGGATCAGGACAAACACACCAAGGATCTCAACATGGTATTCAAGGCACAGGATGTCCTGAAGGACGAGATCGTCGGAGAACTCGAAAGGTTCGAGGACACTACGACCGCACAGATGGAGGAAGTCGTGGACAAGACTTCCATAGCCTACAGCCGTGTCAACGAATTCGACAAGATCCTTGTCGATCAGATGGAAAAGATAGCCGATCAAACAGAGATGATGAACGATGTGTGCGATCAGATGGAGGTTGTGGAAGAAGATCTGTGCTTAACCAAGGCTGAAGTCCATAGAGAATCCGGTTGGTCCATAATCTTCGCAGGCATCTCCGCTGGGTTGTGCGTTGCCATGGGCGCAGTCATGATCTGGCTGTTGTTGTGATATAATGGAGACCAATATCAACCTCATGGTAGGGTTGAGGATGTCCATGAAAGAGTATGAAACATTGAACAGAGGTGCCAAACACAAGGGCATATCTTTGGACAGATATCTCATGGAGATGATCCGTAAGGGCATGTCGGAGGGATCTGATGGCACTGATGGACATCCTTAAATCCAAACTGATTCCGGACGCAGGTCCGATAACCGTCTTAGAGAGATCAGGAGATGATAGAATGATATCAGACAACATTTCAACGCCCAATACAGGATACAATGAGATCAACACCTGGGTAGACGCCCCGTCTCAGACAGCAATACCCACAGATACCTCCGGCAATACCAGAGTGATCATCATGGAGAAGGAGAACATGGAAAGTGATCCTGTGAACAAGCCCAACCATTACTGCAAGGGAGGTTTCGAGCTCGGTGAGATCCTCTATGTCTGGGGGCTGCCCCATCGTCGTGCCAGTGCAGTGGAATACATCATGCGCGCCGGCGATAAGGATCCTACCAAGGAGATCGAGGACCTCAGGAAATCCATCCGCAACATCGAGATGGAGATAGAGTACTTGGAGAAATACGGTAAGATCTGACGATGTCTGAGACGGACCCTCCTAAAACATACGAATCCCGTCAGAAGGGGAATGTCACGGGCATCCAGAGGATGGTGGCCAGGAACCTGTTGGACCGCATGTCCACGGACACGAACTTCATCGACTATCTGCAGGGAAATGGGTTCTCCGATATCGAGATCTTCGCCAGGACCGATCCCGGTGGGGATGGCGTGATATGGTTGCAGGATGAGGTCACCACCCTGACCCTGTTCGTCCCTACATTCGAACAGACCCGTGGGAACATCGCCACGGTATATCGTTCCATCAAGACCCTGGTCAGGGAATACATCGATGAGGGCAAACAGAGGACCTGGATGACATTGGACATCCCGGATTTCCCCATGTGGTCGGATCTGGAGACGCGCAATCCCCTACCATACGATGATGAGAGTCCGCCTGATGCCTTGGAAGGAGTGAATCTGGATCTTTCCCGGGCATTCGGAGTCATAAGGGACCACTGGTACATGTTCCATCGTCATATCGGACCCAATGTGGCGGAGGGGAGATCCTCCAGGAATGAAGCCTCTGCGATGCTGAGCTATCTGTACGAATGCATGGGGCTGATGGCCAAGGATGTGATACACATCGGTTCCAATATCGGCCTGCGTCCTGTATCCTTGCCCATGAACCACTTCTGGAGGAGCCCGTCTGACCCGGACCACCCCTACATCCCATATTATCTGGACATAGAGGTGGTTTCCGGAAAGACGGTCCTCGGAAAACTGAAGGAGGTCACATTCAAGGATGGTGGAGTGGATCTCAGATTAAGAGGGGGGATACGCATGTGGATCCCGAAAAGAGCGATATCCAACAAGATGGATTATCCGAAATTCAAGGGACTGTACGCGGGACCGTCGGGAAGTACATTGAAAGTAGGTTATAGGTATGAGAGAACCAACGAGAGAGGAGCATCTGAGGTTGAGGGAGATATGGAGATCCTGCAGGAAGAGGACCATGAATCCGAGATGCAAGGATTACCCGAAGTACGGGGGGAGCGGGATCAGGATGTGTCCGGAATGGAGGGATGATTTCGACACATTCCAATCATGGGCCATGGAGAACGGATACAGACAGGATCTGACATTGGACAGGGTCTGCAACACCCGGGGATACTTCCCTGGGAACTGTCGCTGGGTATCCAGGAAGGCTCAGGCAAACAACCGTACGACCGCATCGTATTACACGGTGAATGGTAAGACCCGTACGCTCGCCCAATGGAGTAGAATGTACGACATCCCGGCACATGTGATCCTCCATAGGATAGAGAATGGGTGGGATGTGGAACGTGCTATCACAGAACCCCGTCACGTAAGGAAGAAGAGGGAAAGCGATGACGAAACGCAGTGATTACACAGGGATGAAGTTCGGATGGCTGACAGTCAACGAATATGTGGGCTCCGATAGCTACGGTAATGCCAGATGGGACTGTACATGTGCCTGTGGCAATCATACCGTGGTGACCTCGACCGCACTCAGATCCGGCAGGACACGCTCCTGCGGATGCCTCCGCGGGGCCAAGTACCTATACGAGGGACTCAGGTTCGGAGCATGGACCGTGATCGAGGAGAAGGCACCCAAGGATCCGAAGGTACTGTGCCAATGTGATTGCGGAACCGTACGCAAGGTCTACCTGTCCAATCTGAAGAGAGGCACCAGCCTGTCTTGCGGGTGTATGAGCAGGATCAAAGAATGATTTTTCCCTTTCCCTTGTAGCGCGAATCTTCGGAAATGTTGAAGGGAAAGGGAGGGGCTAATGCCCCGTTTTCATCACAGGGTGTCGTCCTGAAGTCCGACCAGCCTGCTGTGCTGGATGAATGAATCGATACGTGTCTCTGCACGCATGTGGATGACATTCAGTTCCTGCAGCTTGCGGGTGATGGAGGGGTTGGCGTTGCTGTAGAGTGCAACGGGTGTCAGGATGGACATCCAGATATGGTCCAGATCGATAAGAGAGATATCTCCCATCTTGGTGGTGGAGACCTTCTTCTTGGAGTAGTCGAAGTTGAGGTTTCCGCTGTGGATGATCGGGACCTTGTTGTATGTGTTGACATACAATCCCATGTCACGTCCAGGCATGGTCTTGACACCGTTGAAGTCCCTCTGGACGAAGACGGTATCGAGGAGGACCTGGTTGGCCTGCATGAGTGCTCCGAGCTTGTCCTCTGCGATGTTGGACATTGCCCAGATCTTGTTGTTGGGGCTTGCGGAGTCTGCCCAGTTGACTGCGGCAGTCCTGTATGCGAGCCTCATTGCCTCAAGGGACAGGGTCTTTCCCTGCATGTCGATGACGTTTGCATCAAGGTTGGACTCTCCGTTTGCACGGTAGTTGTAGAAGTCTCCGCGGGATGCGGTCCTTCCACCGTAGGGGGAGACCATTCCCTCATCGATGGTCTTTCCGTTGACGGTCCTTCCGATCTCAGAGTATCCGGAGAGGAGCCTGTGGATTCCATTGAGTGAGGTCTCGATTCCGTTCAGGACAGGCTGGGGGTTCTCGATAGGCCTGAGGAGGGATTTATCGAGCAGATCGGAGAAGTTCCTGGAGATCTTGTCGACGTAATCCTTCTTCTGGATGGTATCATCCTTGCTCTCGAGTGCTGCCAATCCAAGACCGTAGTCGTAGGAAAGGGTGAGGTCCTTGAAGGGCTGCCTGAACTCAGTGACAGGCAACTTGATGGAGTCGGGGATGTAACCATCCTGGATGGTGGTTGCTCCGATTCCGATGAAGTCCTCGGGTGCGAAGTCGGTAAGACCCATCTGGATGTCCCTCTCGGTGGCAAGACCGTAGGAGGCCGCCTCGGTTGCGATCCTGACTCCTTCATGCTGATAGGGACGGGCACCGATTGCGGTGAAGATGTTGTCGTTCATGAACATCGCGGCGGTGATGTACTTACCGTAGATCGCGTTGTGGTATCCGTTCAGGAAGTCGGTTGTATAGACCGCGGATCCTGCGGATTTGCTGATTGCTGTAGCGTATGCGCCGTTGTAGAAATCCTCAACGAGGTCCCACATGGCGTCGCCTCTCTGGGGATATGTGGTCCCCAGTTTGTCGCCCATTGTGACATAGTTTCCACTAGACATGTTTTCACCTGTTTTTCTCAGAATCTCGTCTGAGCCACATGTAATTTAAAGTTTTCAAGATCCTGCTTCACGACCTCGTAGGGATCGACCCCCTGGCCCATGCGCACGGGATTTGTCTGGGATTTCTTCACATTGCCGAGGGTTGGCGGTGTGATGTCCCCATTCACCGATGTGGAGAATCCGGGACGGTCGCTCTTCGCGAGGGCCATCATCTCCTGGAGGGACATGATGGGTTTTCCGTTATCCTCTGCCTTGTGTACAGGCTCATCCATGTCTGGAAGTTCAAGCCTGGTTTTGGTTCCCTCAGAATCGTCGCCCTCACCCTCTACTGCGGGTTTTGCAGTTGCCACGGCCTCGGGCTTCTGCTCCCCACGGGTGTCGTCGGTCTCCTCGGGAGAGGATACCTGATCAGCGACAGTGAGGGGGCTATGGTCATTGGTGTCCATCCTGACTACAGGCACCGCATAAGGTGCGTTGCCCTTCTTGACATCCGTGATGGGTGTCGCCGTCACGATGGAGTCCGGGTCCTGTTTGCCACCGAGGTCGGTAGCGGACTCGTACGTATGTGCGGTCACGATGGAATCTGCATCCTTGGAACCTCTGGAACCCATGGGGGTCTCGAAGATGTTCCTGGCTGTGGTGATCCTGTCATCTCCCTTGATGAGAGGGGACAGTCCATCCGGTCCGATTCCACTCTGATGGGGTGCGGAGAACCCTCCGTTGGACATGAGTGCCCTCATATCGGGAACCGCGAAGACCTCTGCATCATAGGATTTGGCGATCTTGGGTTCCTCGGGCTTCACATCATCAAGGATGGAAGGCTCTTCCGGAGGTTCGGGAAGGTCTGTGAGCTCGTCTGCGGATTTCTTCGCAGGCTCGGAATCCTCATCGTCCTTCTTCTCCTCTTTCTCTCCCTCATCTTTCGTCTCTTTCTCCTCGGATCCTCCCTCGGATTCCTCCTTGGGCGCGTCATCCTTCGAATCCTCGGATCCTTCCTCTGCGGGTGCAGGCTCCTCGGAAGGGGCATCACCCTCGGGTACAGGCTCTCCCTCGGGAACGTCGTCCACCATAGGGAGTCCACCCTCAACAGGGATCTCGGATTCTCCGGCATCGGCCTCGAGCTCGGAACCTGCAACAGGCAGTGTGAGATCCACCATTCCGCTCAGTGCGGACGTGATGGCGTTCTCGACCTCTGCCCACTGCATGACCTGCTCAGGCTGACCCGAATCGATTGCCTCATGTGCGGCCTGTTTGAGTGCCGCGATGAGCGCCATTGCCTTCTCGGAGACGTCAGGCGAGCCCATAGCTGCGCCTGCACCTCCATCCATCGGCATCTCCCCGCCATCTCCAAGGACGTCGTTCAGGAGAGTCTCGATCTCCTCATCGGTGATCTCCTCTCCCATCCCCTCGTCCACGGGCATGTCAGGGCCACCCTCCATCGGGGGCATCTCACCCTCAGGGGGCATGGGGCCTCCTTCCATAGGAGGGGCCTCCATCTGTTCTGTCTCGTCGTTCATCATATCCTCTCCTCCCATGGGCATGCCTACGGCATCTCCCTGGGATTCCATCCCCATCGAGGGGTCCTCCATCATGGGGTCCCCTCCCATGGTGGGATCTGTTCCCATCATGGCAGGATCCATCGGAGGTGCGTTCTGAAGGGCGGCATCCTCCCCTAGGAGACGGGGGATCAGATCGGCGGAACGCTCGGTGTCTGTCTTGACTCCTTGAAGCATCATCGCCAATGTGTCCAACTTGTCCCCGATGGCGGTCTTCTGGATACGATAGGAATTCTCGCGGAACTCCTCCCATGCTTTATCGCACTCTTCAGTATCCATAGGTCATTACCTGTGGGCTCCATGTACTCGGAGGTATTTAATTAATAGTCAGAAAAACCCCTCTTCAGGGGGTGCGGGCATCAGCAATCCATAGTCATCTCCGGACTTGCGGATGAGTCCCGCATCCAGCAATCTCATGAAATCGGAACGACATATCCTGCCTGTGACCATGCCATCCTTGTCCAGATATCCTTTGGTCACACCTCTCCTGAACTCGTTCTCTATGAGCTTGTCGATGGTGTTCACCATGAGCCCCTCTTCGCAACGTACGACCCCGTATCCACACTTCACGAGCTTGGATCTCTGAGCTCTGTCACAGGACTCCACCAGGACCCCTTCAGGTCTGACATGCATGTCTCCGAATCCCAGGGGTTCCAGGCTCTTCTTCAGCTGGTGCAGGGGGCAGTTGTCCCTATCGCGATGGATCTCGTATTCCACCACATCCAATCTAAGGGATTCGTCATCATGGGACTTCGCCAGGCGTGCCTGGTCGTTGTACCAGAGCATCTTGCAGTGCTTGTTGGCAGGAACGGAACACAGGGATATCTCCAGGAGCTGTTTGAGGTCCCTGCGTGTATAGCATCCCCTCTCATCGCATTGGAACTTACCACGGTTCGCCTCTCCGCCCACTGACAATGAGCTGTGGCCTTTGACGAATGCCTTGCGGGCCTCATCGTATACGGGGCCCCCTCCGAAGACGTTGCCCCATATCTCGACACCCTGCATCCCGTCCTTGGTGATGGGACTCCAGTCCCAGGCATGTGCCACCTGGTAGTTGCTGTGGTTGTGCTGGATGTTGCCACCGAACCTCATGAAGTCATCCATGAGCTTGGCTATTGAATCGATGGTGATGAGCTCACCATCCCTGTCCACATCCTCCACGGATGCTATGGCCCGGAAGCTGAATGAGGACGGCAGATCCTTGCATGCACGCCATGCCTTACGGGATGCCTCCAGCACTTCCTCCTCGGTGGATGGGGAGCATTCGTTGTAGGTCTTCCTCCAGACCTCCTGATCCTTGTCATCCAATGAGCTGCGCACTTGAGACGGCAGTTCGAATATCGTATCGTACACGATCATCACCTTTCAATCTATATTCCTGGCCTTTGATGGCCTCACGTACCTCTACGCCCTCCATGGACCCCAATGCATGGATCGTGCGGCTCTTGGGAATCGCGGCCCTGGCACAGATCTCCGAGGAAGTCATCCACTCTTCGGTCAGTGCCTCCCTCACCTTGGAGATCTCTTCATCCGTCACCCCATGGTATTCACGGGTCACGGCTCTATGGACCTCATCGATGAATACCTGTGTACCGGATAAACGTATGGCCACGGTCTCCCTCTGTCCATCCCCCCGCTTATCCACGATGGAATTGGGAAGTCTCCTCACCAACGGAATGATCTGTCGGGACGTCAGATCCATCTCATATGCCAGATCCTTCAGACCTATCCATGTGTTACTGCGGTTGATAAGCAATATCCAAACTTGAAACGTTGCCCTGTTCATGGGTATGTACCTCTTCTGTAGTTTCCTCTGGGGTTCTTTCCACCGACTCCGCTGTATCCATCCCAATCATGCCAATGCATGTTGGAGGATTCCGGGTGTGAATGCACCATGCGAACCTCGATGGAATCGTATAATCCGATGGATACGCCCTCATCGCTCGGCTCGGCGAATCCGGACATCTGATTATCCAGCAGTATCTGACGCATCTTGTCCGCCATGAGATCGGCCAGAGATTCCAGATCGTGATCATCCAGATAGTCTTCTGGAACGCCGTTCCATACGAGGTTGACGCCGGGACGGAAGAACGGGGTCGGTTTGGAACCGAATCTCATCACATGATGGTATATGTCCTCCGCACGGGATGCATCCAAACCACGTTGCTCGCCCCATTTGATGAATTTTTTCCTGACATGATCTGGATCGGGATGATCCGATCTTTTTCTGGCCGGACCGGTACCGAATTCCACATACTCTGCATAGGGAGCATTCACCTCGACCAATGCGATAGGACCCTTGACCTCGGAAACGTAGTCGCCCAGCTCTTCAACCGGGTCTCCCTGGTCGCATTCCCAGGTGATTGTGCATTCCAAGGTCAGGGTCGGCATGATCACTCCATCGCATCGTCGGCTTCACGCTTGGACAGGTCCACCTCATCCTTCGAGTCGCCGATCTCTTCATCTTCTCTGCGGGCCGTACCCTTCTCGGGCGGGCCATCACCATCGCCGGGGCGGAGGCCTCCGTCTGCGATCTCCTGCTGCCCCATCATGGCCTGTTGTTGGGCCATGGCCTCCTGTTCCTTCCTCATGATCTGGTCGATGGGTTCCTCTGAATACCTGAACTCCCCATCCGCGAATGTGATGTCGAATCCGAGGGACTTCATCATCTGGGCCTCCTGCATCTTGTCCATCCTGCGCTTGGCATCGGTATGTGCCTTGCTGGGTCTGTTGATGCACAGTTCCCAATCGGTGATCTGAGGATACCAGGAGAGTATCCATTCACAGAGTCTATCGATACGGTTGTACTTGTCCATCAGGTACCTGTCGAAGATGGTGATCTGCTGGCTCTCGTTGTTCATGCCGCCAGATGCTTCCACATCCCCTGCGAACAGGTTGGGGACACCGCCATGGGCGCACAGCCTGTCACGGATGTCCGCCTTGGCCTGAAGGGCCTCTGCACCGTCCTCGGTACCGAGCTCCAGGGTCTGCGCCTTCATTTCTGCCGTTCCGGACAGCTGAGGCGGAGTGCATACAATGGGGATGGAGTTGTCGTTGGTAGCCAGGATGTCCTGGATGGCCTTTGTGATGTCCTCCACATCCTCATCGGAGAATCCGGGGAGGATGACCATCTTACGGACGTATCCGAACTTGTAACGTTTGTAGAAATGCTTCTCCAGGTAATGGTATGTCAGGAGGTCGTCCTCTATGTCCAGCCATATGGGGATCCCATAGGTCATGGACTGGGAATACCAGTGGTCCTGATAGACCTCCTCCTTGGTATAGAGCCAGTAGTTACCCGTGGCTCCCGGATCCTCTCCGATCTTCCAGTATGCGGGATACAGACGCTTACCGTCCTCGGTGGCGATGTTCACCGCATCCTCATCGGTATCCATGTTGATGAGCATGGATCTGTTGTCACGGGTGAATGCCCATTTGGTACCGGGCTTACCCGTCTGATCGTAGAGGTTCTGAACATATTTCGGGTCCTGTGCCAGGAACTCGAGGGGATATGCACGCACCAGCTTGCCCGTGGATTCATCTACGATGTCCCCTGTGACACAGAGCATGTATGCCTGGTTGCAGAGGATCTCGGACTCCCCATAGGACTTCAGGACATCCAGAAGGGACTGCCCGTTGTCGTTGGCCTCCTCCAGGAGACTCTTGCCGTTTGGTCTGACGAAGTACTTCTTCTGGGTTGGATCGGGTCTGCGCAGCTGGTATCCTCCGCATGAGGGACACCGAGTCACGAATCCCTGCAGCTCCTCTCCGCATTCCTCACACTTCAATGCGAAACGTGGACGGAAATCCAGGTCGTGACGGAACAACTCGGTGACGGTCCTGTTCACGATGGTGGACAGCACGGATACCTCGCGTTTGTACCAGTCCATGAGGGCGTACATGTACCAATAGGAGTTGTCCTCGGACCAACGATAGAACACGTTGGAGGGACGTTCCGCATTACGGATGGCCATCTGCACCCTGTTACCGGATGTCAGTTCCTTGGCGATGGCCGCGGAATCCACACCCATGGTGGACAGGGAGAGCGCCGGTGTATCTATTACGGCGGATTTTACCACCGCAGACCTTCTTTCTGAGGGCACTGCCCCTGCTACTCTTACCATATGGATCGACCCCTTATCATCTTACTTATATATTCAATCTGCCGTCGTGGCCACCACACGTCTGGACTTGCGATGACCGGAGTCTTCTGTCAACATGGGCGTCTCCTGACCTTTAGCCTCCACGACAACCCCATGTGCATTCAATAACATCGGGGCGAGACTATAGCGTATCGAATCGAGGCAATGATCGTAATCCTTGATAGGTTCGTCTTTGAAGTTGCCATCCTTATCTGTATCGTAACAGTAATTGTTCAACTCCATTATAGTGTTCTTACAGGAGGGATGGACGATCCAGTGGAATCCCTGAAGACGCTGGATACCGTTCCTCTTGGAATCGGGGCCCTTCAAGGCCGGTTTGACGTTGGGTAGGGCCCACTTGGTCGGTTCGGCATCATCATCTTCTTCATCGACAAACCCATTGCGCACCTCATACAGTCCTGTTTGAAGCTCGTAGATGGACTTGGGCTCCGCGGAATCGGCATAGATCGTTTCCTTACCATATCCCATAAGGGTGATCTGCTTGGCGATGTCCACGTTGCTCTTACCACGGACATACATCTCGTCATAGACCCAGAGCGTACGGGTCTTCATGTTCACCAGTACTGCTGCGAACGCATTGTACGATGCCACGAATCCGAAGTCCAATCCGTAGGTGGCGACCACGTCCGGGTCCTCCAGAACCTCCCTGTAATCGAACTCCGATTCCTCCCAGTCCGTATACACCAGACCCTCGGCTATACCCCAGTCCCCATCACAGATGACACGTGCCAGACGGGGGTTCTCGACGTACATGTCGAGATACCTCTGGATATCCACATCGTCCAGGAACTCGTTGTCCCTGAAGGTAGTGGTATCGTAGAAGACATTGCGTTTGGGTTTATCGAAGAACCTGGCCTTGAGCCAATGATGTTCGGACCAGGGATTGAATGTGATGGTGACCTGCTTCCACAGCCCGAGGGCGGGGTCCATCCTACCACGGATGGACATGCAGATCTTGTCGAACTCCTTCTCATTGGTGATCTGGGATGCTTCCTCGAACCATACCCAGCACAGATGACCTTTGGCCACGGAGATGGATGCGATCTTGGACGCATCATCGAGACCACGGAACAGTATCTTCTGTTTGGTGGGTTTGTACTCCAGCTCCACACGGGCCTTGTTGACGTTCCAGTATTCCGAGAAGCCCAATTGCTCTATGGCCCATTGGAGGTCCTGGAAACAGGAGTCCCTGATATCGGAGAAATAGCGGCGTATCACGAGGAGGTTCGACCCGGGATACGCCACCATCTTGGAAATGAAATCCAATGCGGCGGTCTTGGACTTCTTGGATCCCTTGGACCCTTTGACCACCCTGTAGAAGCACCTGGTGGTCAGGAAGTCATCATATCCGCGACCGACGATCTCCGATATTTTACGGGCCATGTTCACTCTGGGATCTCTTCATCATCCCTGTCATCGTATTGGAATCCAGGGGCGTTCTTCACTTTCTCGGAATCAGACTCTCCGTCGGGCGTGATATCGAATATGATCTGGGGAGTGTCCACTGTGACCGCCTGTTCCTTGGGGGGCGTATATCCTGCATATTCGAAGAGGAATCTGCGGGACTTGTCCTCACCGTTGGCGGCATCCAATCCAGCCTGGATGATGATACGGGTCTTCAGATCCGTGTTCTTGTCGGCGAATGACCTCAGGGGTTTCTCACCGTCCACATGTTCCACCGGACCGGAGGAGATGGGGGAGTCCAACACCGCGCGTATCAACAGTTTCAGATCCTTGCGTTCACGGGCCCTGTATTGGGCATCCGTCTCACCGGGGAGTCTTTCGAGATTATCTATCATGGTTACGTGATTGACTGCAATGTTTATAAATCAACGTCTGAAAGCGCCATCTTTGCGCATACGTCCGATGGGGGTCAGCCACTTGCAGCGAGGGCATCTATCGGGCATGGTCTTCAGGCTCATACCGAACTTGATCTTGCATCCCGGGCAGGTATATCCGTCGTTGATGTTGTCCACGATGTCCCCGCCCTCGAAGTTCTCTCCATAGAAGTTGAAGTACATCACGGCGACGTTGTCATCCAGGGCGAACTCCCTGGCATCCATCCTGTAATCTCCCTTGGTGGCACGGTACCTCTCCATATCCTCGCCATCCTCGGTCTTGGATACGAGACGGCGGATTCCGCGGGCCTCCTGGCGATGGATGTCCATCCTGAAACGGTTGACCGCATCCGTGTCCTGGACGACCCTGGCCAGGGTGTCGGGGGACAGGTACCTCATATCATCGTCTGTAAGGCTCTTACGCATCTCTGCATAGAAATTGTCACGTGTACGGCTCTTCTGTGACATGGTATCATCCAATGGAAATGTAGGTCGGGTATAAATAGACTTAAGAGGTTTACTGGGTGACGGGATGTCCGCCACCCGCGCTCGAGAACATCTGCTCCTGCGGGTCTCACTCCTTTTCGGCGTCATCTCCCTGGAGAGGTTTCTCTCCGGGGAGGGGCGCTATATCTCCGAACATCGGCTGACCGTAGGGATGACCTTCCTTCTGGACCGCGAACATACCCATCATCTCCCTGAGGGTGGGCATAGCAGATTTTTTCAAAGTGGTGTCGTAGCCCAGCTTCTCGATCTCCTTCAACTCCTGGCTCACATTGGATACGTTGGGTCCTGGAGATGCATCCGGAGTCTTAGCGGGTGCAGGTGCTGGATTCTCCTGAGCTTTATTGAACTCAGTAAGCGGATCGACATTCGGGCGCTCCTTTGGAGGATCATAGTCGCTGATCTTTGGGTCGGCAGTGTTGAACCTCTTGTTGAGGGTGTTGATCAGGAAATTGGGGTGGTCCTTGATACCGATCTGATTCGCCAACGATCCCAGGGCCGTACCCATCAAACCACGATTGCCTCTCACCTGGTTCCTGATGTCCCTCAGAGGTGCTTGATCGTCCTCGAACAGTTTCTTGGCACCTAGGATGATATCATCATGCTTCTTCTTGTTCTCAGCCATCTTCGCTTCAAGGGTCGCCATCAACTCCTTGTCCTTCCTTGCCCTGGCCTTATCGATCTCCATACGATCGGCCCTCATGGTGTCTTCAAGGGCCTTGTATTCGGGGTCCACCTTGGACATGTAGTGATCGTACGTCTCTGCGCCCGACTCGAAGAACCTGCGCCCTCCCATGTTGTATGCGGCATTGGCCAGATCATAAAGGTTGTTCTTGTACATGGGCGTCTTGCCGTACCAGATCAGATCCTTATCGTTGAGAGGTTCCTTGCCCTCATTCAATCCGAGGAGGTATGCTTCATTTTGGGCATCAGGTTTGAATGGGACCTTCTTATACCTGCTCATGCCATAGGCTTTGTCGATGTCCCTCTCGGGAATCTTCTCCATGAAGGGATTGGCCCCATGATACGGATCTCCGATCAGCTTGATCGATTTATCATCCTCACCATCCTTACTATCATCTACCCAAGTATCGACGAGGGCGTTGTACTGATTGATTGCGGCATGGTAGTCTGGATGAAGGAATGAAAGCATATCCCCAGAGATCTTCTTAGGAGTCTTTCCGCGTAATGCATCAGAATCTCCTTTGAAATATGCAAGGATGTCCTTGAGGCTCTTCTCCTGTTTGTTCTTGACATTGGCCGGATCGAAATTGACCCTATCTTCCCTTATCTTACTCTGGGCCCTATATTTATCCAACAGATCTGGGTTGAGTATGTCCACACCCTGAGCATTCTTCACTATGAGTGGGAGATTCGAACCTGTAGATATTCCCTGGAGGAACGAATTGGCCTTATCCAGTTTACCCGCATCCTCGGGAGACAGATTAGCCAGCACCTCTCCCAGTCCTGCTTTCGGAGGCTTCTTGGGGTTAAAGGTTCCGTCCGCTTTAGCCTGTTCTACAAGGGACTCAGATAATTTAGCTCTTAATTCGGGAACGGCCGAGAATATCTCTCTTTGGTATCTTTCAATAGGTGAATTCAATCCATTCAGGAACTCCTCATCATACATCTCCTCCCAAGAGGGTACGTTATCGGAGGTCTTGACTCCGCTGAGCTCCATCCTTCTCCTGAGATCACGGTCTGCCTGCTGACTCTCCCATGCACTGACCTTGGAAAGTTGGTCGGCACGCTCCAAGGCCTCCATAAGCTTGGGAGAGGTGACCTCATCGTCATCGGGCACTCCATCCAGACCCAGGCGGGACAGCATTCCAGTGACGTCACTATCACCACTCCTCCATGAATCGAAGAATCCGGCGAGCTGTTCATCAGATAGGTTCGCCAGATAGTTGCCAAGTGCAGACTGACCCTGTTCGGCACCTTTCATGGGGTTCCAACCACGGTCATCCCTATCCGGATCCAATCTCATGGAGTTCTGGATCTGGTCTATCCTATCCTGTTTGAACTTGTTCCTGTATTTGCCCTCTTTATCCCAATCCTCCAACATCCTGGTGGTTAGATGCGCGAGCCTCATTCCGGTGGATTTATCGACAGATCCAGGGTATTTGGCCTCCAATGCATCCCAGAATGTCTTGGGGTCGAATGTCCCGCCCTCCTCTTCGGCCTTCTTTATCTTCTGGGCGATCTTGTTCTCGATCTTCTTGGTGAAGTGCTTGAGCAGCTCCCTGTCGACATCTTCATCGACATCAGCCATCATCTCCGAGATCCTCTGCTCGTTTTGCCTGCGGTCCATGGTCTTGGCCCTGTTGAGCTGACCTTCCTTCCTGTTCAGAAGCTTCTGGTATCCGGAAACGACCTGTTCGGGAGTCATCGTCTCGAACAGCGGGGTGCCGTCCTCATCCACTTTCAGATTGCCCTTCTCGTCATAATAGAGGGACCTGACCATCTTCTGAGCATGATCGAAAGCGTCATCGATCATCCTGGTGACAGGATAGTTGGAATACTCCTGTCCATCCTCTCCTATGTAGCTCCTCTGGACCTTCGGGCTCAGGAACGCAGGGGCATCACCCGCAAGGGCACGTGTCACCATATGCTCGGCAAGCTGACTTGCCAATTCCTTGTTCCTGAGTTCCTCTCCTTTCCATTCCTCGTGACGATCCGCATCTTTCCTGTGGATCATATCATACATGCTGGAGACCAGATCGCGATTCTCGAAATCATCTTTGAACCTGTCGTACAATCCGTATGCGTCCTCGCCCAGCATCCTGGTGACATCGTTGGGGAGACGGTTCTTCATGAGGCCCCATGCGATACGCATCTCCATGGGGGCATCCATACGGATGGTCTCATCCATCATCTCATCCAATTCAGCGACCGAAGCATTCGGATTGGTCTTCTGCAATGTCCTAAAGGCATCGTAGATATCGTTGAACACATACCTGAACCTGCCCTGCTGTGATGTATTGAGGATATCCTCCAATCCGCGATTGTATGCATCCTGGTGACGACCTGCGATTATGTTCTCCTTATCCTTGGAGCTCAGGATGTACGGGACATCAGCGGGTACTCCAAGACCTGTACGGGGGTCGAGATCTTCTTCCATCAGGTCGTAGACAGATGCAGTCTGTGTCCCATCCTTCTTAAGATAGAACTTTCCCGGCATATGGGGGAAGTTGTACCATTTCAATCCACTCTCGCTCTGAGGTGCCCTTGAAGCAACAGTCTCATCACGTTCCTTCGGACGCTCCTGACCGATGTTCCCGTTACGGTCGATGTATGTGTTCAGCAATGCAGGCCTGATGTAACCCTGGAATGCTCCCCTCAGGTAATCGGGAGGCGCCTGTCCTTGATCCACGGCCCTCTGAGCCAGGTCCTTGAGGAACTGCCTCTTCCATCTGGCATAGCTCTTGAAACCATCCTCTCCATCTGCTTTCCTGATAGGTTTCGAAACAGCCTCCTTCACGGATCTGGTCACAGGCTCCGATTCCATATTCAGGGCACGTTTCATACCCTCTTCCCAAGGACGGATGGTACCCTTACGGATACCCATCATCCTTTCCATATCCTCTTTGAATGTCATATGCTCATCTCCTTTCCATCATGGTCTTCAGATCAGGCATGAACCTCGGAGTCGGCTCATAAGGCCCCTCTGGCACCATGGGTCTTGCAGAATCCCTGTAGAATATCTCGTTTTCAAGGTCACGATCATAATCCCACTTATCGGCAGATCTGTCCCTTTGAGAATATGGTGCATATGCGTTTTCTTTGTCGAATTTTTCCTCATCTCTCGCATCGGCTGCACGATCCTCGGTGTAATTGACCTTTCCACCGATGTCTGGAGCGGAACCGTGAGTCTGATATGAGTCCCTCCTGAGTTCCACTTCGGGGTTCTCTTCAGGGAATCCGAATATCCTATCCTTCGCCATGGAATTCGGTTCTCCCAACACCTCTCCTGTGAAAGGATCTGTGAAGAATGGATCTGCTACTGTTTCCGATGTGCCTATGGATGGGAGGGATCTTTCATTGCCCTGGACGTCCATGGCACGGTTGCTGGTCATTGAGGTGGTGTCGTTCCTGGCACCACGCCCTGTGGGGAATCCCAACCTCTCCCTCTTCGCGATCCCGCAGGCCTTCTCGTAGACCTCCTGCCTGCCCTTCTCGAACATGGCCTTGAATGACTCCATGCCATCGGGCGAGATGTCCTCTGTGAGGTCCTCTTGACCGTGATCGTCCTCAGGGGACTCGGAAGACACCATCACGGTGAGTGATATGACCGTCTGGCCCTCTTCCATAGGGGCATCACACGGTTTCTCCGTATCTGTCATGAGACGAGGATGGCTGTCGTGGTTATTATATGAATGCACGTTCGTACAGTCGCCGAGAAAACACCTGCTATGCTCATATACATCGTAACGAGTTACATATAACATGGATACGATTACTGCACCTTCAACCGCACGCATGATGACCGCCATATACGCACAATCCGACCTGGATTCGGACATATCCGTGTTCATATCGTCCCTGAGGGTCAAGGGACGCAGGGAATCCACCCTCAGGACCTACAGGGAGGCCCTCAGAAGCGTTTTCCGCACCCTGGAATCCGATTATGGAATGGTGGTCGACCCCAGGACGCTCTCCGCACAGGATTTCGGGTACCTCAGGTCGGTTCTGACCGTGTGTGACAGCTCGAAGAAGCTCTATCTGCTGGTATTGGGGCTGTTCGTGGGCTTCCTGACCGGCTACAACCCCCGCCAGGAAGCGGATCTGCTGTGGAACGAGGACGACAAGCGCAGGCTGTTCATCACGCCCGAGCAGTTCAAGGTCATGATGTACCGCGGGACCCCTCTGGAACGCCTGATCCTGTCCCTCGGTGCATACATGGGGCTGAGGAGGTCGGAGATGGCGGGTATAAGGCTCGGTGACCTGTCCAACGGGCACCTCAAGGTCAGAGGGAAGGGACATGGGCCCGATGGCAAGACCATGGATCTGTTCGTACCGCTGAAGGTTCAGAGGTGCATCGACGCCTGGATGGTGGAGAGGGAGCGCATAGTAACGACCACAGGCTCTCTGGACGACCATCTGATCCTGTCACAGGGCAGGAACATCGGCAAGGGCACCACGGGCAACAGGATAGGGGATATCGTCAAGGCCCTGGGTAGAAGATGCGGGGTGACATTGACCGCACATTCCCTGCGCAGGCTCCACGCCACGGCATTGTACTCTCAAGGGGTGGATCTGAACACGATCAGGCTGATGATGAGGCACGCATCGTTGAACACGACGCTCACATGCTATATCCAGGCCAACCCCGAGAACATGACATCCGCCAGGAAGGCGTTGGAGGGGGTGCTGGATTAAGGGGTTTGAAGGGGCCGAAGCCCCTTCGGGTCATCAGGGAGAGACGACGACGGTGATTGCACCGAGATCGACGTTTCCGGAGATGGTGACATTGTTGGTGTCGGTGTAGACCACTTCGGCGTAGATGATGGCGCCGGTTGTGGTGTTGTAGACCGAGACCTGGGGGTACTCGATACCAAGGTTGTGGGTGACTACCTGTGTGGTACCTGCTGAAGAGAAGACCTCCTTGCGCCTGACCTTCTTGACCTCTGCGGTGAAGTCGGAGATCTTGGCTGCAGTCAGAGCGGGGATGTCTCCTGCCTCGAGTGCGGCACCGGAAGTGACGATACCCTCGGTGTTGACAGTGACCTTGGTGTAGGTTCCGCCGGTCTGGGTGACCTTTGCGGCCTTGCCTGCGATGGCGGAGTCCAGCTGTCCCATCTTGGTGTCGTATGTGGACTGGTCGACCTTATCTGCGACATCATCCTCGAGTGTACCGATCTTGGTGGAGTTGGAAGATACGTTGCCCTCGATCTCCTGGACCTTGGCATTGTATGCGGTCTGATCGACCTTGGTTCCGATGGACTGGTTGAGTGTGGAGACCTGTCCGTTGACGAACTCGGTGGTTGCATATGCGGTGAGGTCTGTGATTCCACCGAGGGCATCCCATGCGTTTCCGTCCCAGACGACGTTGGTTCCCGCAGGTCCGTATGTGGATGCAGCTGTGATGTTGTAGACATCTCCCTTTGCTGCTCCAGAGGGCAGTGCGGACTCGTTGGCAACCGTTCCCATGACACGGTAGACGGATGCGACCTTCGCATTGATCGCAGAGTCAACCTCGCCCTTGGAGTAGGTCTCGGTCTTCTTGTAATAGTCGGCGAGTTTGGTGTCGACCTGGGTGGAGGTGTAGACATCAGCAGAGTTGGCCTTCGCGTTGATCTTGCCCTCGAGCTCGGTCTTGAGAGACTCTGCCTCGGAGTCGGTGAATGCATCCGCCTTGTCCTGCTTGGTGGCGATGTTGGTCTCCAATGCGGAGACACGGGTCAGAAGGGAATCTCCACCCTCTCCGGTGGATCCGACTGCGGTCTTCAGGGCTGCGATGTCGGTCTTGTTCTGTGTGTTGTCTCCCTCGAGTGTAGAAACCTTGCCCTCGAGAGTGTCGATGTCACCCTCA